GTTCTGCGCGGGCTTGAGCAGCCCTCGCTCCTATTCCGGCTGGGGCGTCGGCTTCCGCTCCGCTTTTTATGAATAACTGCAAACTGATTACTGATTAACTGACTGGGAGGACGGTAGTCCTCCCTATATTTTTGTAAGCAGAGGAGCAGAGTTCATGGCAGAAGCAGAAAAGCAGTACAGCAAGGAAACAACGAGTTTCCTGCTGAAAGAAAAGATTGCCGACATGATAAAGTACGGCAAAAAGGCTGTGGCGAATTTTCCTCGGCGAGAACGCCAGACGGCAGACGAGATACGCCGGACAATGCTCAACATGTACCGGCTATCAATCACTATCGAAAAGAAATATTACAAGAAAACCACTCTACAAGACCTCGATATTGAATTGGACGTGCTGCGACACCTTATACGGTTGGCGCAGGACAAAGACTACTACGACCAGAATATGGCACCGCCGTTATCATTCCATAAATACGAGGTTTGGAGCGGGCTTCTCAACGAGATAGGCCGTATCATTGGCGGATATATGAAATACGCAAAGCAATAAAAAAGTTTTGGGGAGTAAGCCGGATAGCGTTTCCCGATTCGTGGTGGCAACTGGAACAACGGTGCGAATGCGGGTCTGTTCTACACGAACTTGAACAACCCTCGCTCCAATTCCAACTGGAACATCGGCTTCCGCTCCGCTCTGCCTCTATGCCGGACGGTTGGGCGTAAATCTTACGGGATTGCGCACGGAGCATAGAGCCAAAGGGGTTTGCTTCCCTCCCCGGCCAGTACAGACCGTGGGAAAAGATTAAATTGCCGTGAAAACGCCCGAATATGGCGCAGGAGGAGGCGAGAACAACAGCTACGGACGAGGCGGAAACGTCTCACACGGCGGAAATGGAGAAAAGTTGAATATGACAACGGAGATTTCACCAGAAAAGATACCGGGAATGGTGACGCTCGATGATATATACGATGAAATTTGCAGCTATGAGGGCCTGTACCAATCACACCTTGAGGCCAGAAAGGGCAAGAGATACCGTGACGACGTTTTGATGTTTACGGACAGACTGGAAGAAAACCTTATTGAGCTGCAAAACGAACTTATTTGGCAGACCTACAAAGTCGGCAATTACAGGCAGTTTTATGTCAGAGAACCGAAGCTGCGCCTCGTAATGGCATTGCAATACCGTGACAGGATTGTACAGTGGGCGATTTACAGACAGCTTTACCCGTTCTACGACAAAATGTTTATTGAGGATTCCTACGCCTGCAGGAGAGGGAAAGGCTCCCATAAGGCGGCGGACAAACTTCAATACTGGCTGCGACAGGTCAGCAGGAAACCCGGAAAATGGTATTACTTGAAGCTGGATATAAGCAAGTATTTTTACAGGGTAGACCACCTTGTATTACTTGAGATTTTGAGCCGGAGGATAAAAGACCCTCGGCTCTTTCAGCTTCTTAGGGAGATTATTAACAGCGAGGACACCCGCTTCGGGCTGCCAGCCGGGGTGAGCCCGGACGAATGCCCAGAGGAGGACTGGCTGAGTGATGTAGGAATGCCGATTGGCAACCTCACATCACAACTATTTGCGAACATTTACCTCAATGAGTTAGACCAGCTCTGTAAACACGAGCTGCATTTACACTATTACATTCGCTATATGGACGATGTAGTTATCCTTTTGCCGGACAAGAAAGAGCTGGCAAGAGTAAAGGCAATCATTGAGGAATTTCTCAACGATTATTTGCACCTCGACCTCAATAACAAGACGGCTATACGCCCTTGCAGTCTCGGCATTGATTTCGTGGGCTATCACATTTGGGCGACCCATAGGAAGCTCAAGAAGCAGACGGCCCGCAAGATTATCCATGCGGTTGACTGGATGTGCGAACAGGGAGAGAAAGGCAATATGAGTAAAGAGGAGTTTGAGCGCAGAGTGGCCTCATACAGAGGCATTTTATTACACTGCGACAGCTATGGTCTGAGAAAGAAGCTGAACAGCATTTATTTCGACCATGTTGTTACAGAGGAGCCGGAGAAGCAGGAAGCCAAACAGAAGCCGGAGTGCGCCGAGAGAAAATGCTACACTTGCCAGAATTTCCGCAGAGAGTTTTTCTGCGGCTATGGAGCTTGCAGGTGCGACATTTACGGCTCTTTGGACGTAGACCAAAAGGAACGACACCCGGACAGAACAGCGGCGACTTGCCCGGACTATACACCAAACGAATAGAAAAGGAGGGTATTGGAGTGTATATCGACGGAGATACGATAATCAGAGCGGCGGCTATTCTCGGTGCGCTTATTGCGCTGGGAACCGCCGCTTATGCTGTAATCAAGTGGTTTCAGAAGCAGGAAAAACAGACGGTTGACATCGATGAGCTGCGAAAGAAAGAGGAGCAGGACTTAAAGGAGCTGCGAGACGAACAGTGCCTCATTAGTTACGCTATGCTGGCTTGCCTTGACGGTTTGAAGCAGCTTAATTGTAACGGGGCAGTTACAGAGGCTCACAACAAACTTGAGAAGCACCTCAACCAGAAAGCACACAGACAGTAACAGGAGGCGGACATGAGAAGAAAGGAAACAAGGCGTGAAGTGCGAAAGAAGCCCTCCCAGAAAAAGAGCAGCGTTGGAGTTATGGATATTATTTTGATTATTGTCGGAATTTCATTGCTGCTTTTCACAACGGCCATGATAAAGCTCTTTAGAGAGTACGGAGCCGTCCCGGACACCCTTATCACCTGCGTATTTGCAACCCTCGGAGGAGAGTGCGGCATTATGGGGTGGATAAAGACCACTAAAGACCGCAACAAGGAACACCAGTGGGAACAGGAGGACAAAGCGGAGGCGAAAAAGGAAGCCCTCAAGCAGGAGGAACAGTCGCCGGACGGCAATATGTAAGGAGGTACTATGGGACTTACGGGAAAGAATGTTGAGGAAAAGATATGGAATTTCCTCATTGGTAAAGGGTTTAGCAAAGCCGGAGCCGCCGGGCTCATGGGGAATTTGTTCGCAGAGAGCGGCCTCAACCCGAAAAATTTACAGAACAGTTTCGAGAAGAAACTAGGACACACGGACGACAGCTACACCGCCGCCGTGGATAACGGCACATACAACAACTTTGTAAAGGACAGCGCAGGATATGGGCTTGCGCAGTGGACGTATTGGAGCCGTAAACAGAATATGCTTGAGTTTGCACGAGCCGCAGGCAAGTCTATCGGAGACTTGGAAATGCAGCTCGATTTTTTATTTAAGGAGCTTTCGGAGGGGTACAAGACGGTACTGGCGGCACTGAAAGCGGCAACGTCCGTAAAAGCAGCCAGCGACAATGTGTTGCTGAACTTCGAGAAACCGGCAGACCAGAGCGACGCAGTAAAAACAAAAAGGGCCAGCTACGGCCAGACCTACTACGACAAATATGTAGGGACGGGCGCAGCGGCAGAAAACGGAGGTAACATTATGGGATATACAAACAGTTCACTCGTAGATTGCACAGTGAAAAGCCCGAACCACAGCGGGCAGAGAATGCACAAGATTGACCGTATCACACCGCATTGTGTAGTGGGCCAGCTCACAGCGGAGAGCATTGGCGGCTGCTTCACAAAGCAGAGCGTACGGGCCTCTTGCAACTACGGTATCGGCAAGGACGGCAGAGTAGTTCTCTGCGTAGACGAGAAAAACAGAAGCTGGTGCAGTTCCAGCGACGCCAACGACCAGAGAGCGGTAACGATTGAGTGCGCTTCTGATATGGCGGAGCCGTACACCATGAACACCGCAGTTTACAATAAGCTCGTGAAACTTATTGTTGACATCTGCAAGAGAAATGGACTGAACAAGGTTCTTTGGTTCGGAGACAAGGACAAGAGCCTCAATTACAACCCGAAAGACGGCGAGTGCGTTCTGACCGTTCATCGTTGGTTTGCGAATAAGAGTTGTCCGGGCAACTGGCTTTACAGCCGCATGGGACAGCTTGCGACTGCGGTTAATGCAGAGCTTGGCAGCGGCAGTAACACCGGCGGAACCTCTAAACCGGCCACAAAGACCGATACAGTAACGAGCTTCCCGGCGACACCGTTCACGGTAAAGGTTCTTATTGACGACCTCAATATCAGAACCGGCGCAGGCATGGGGTACGCAGTAACCGGCCATTATACTGGCAAGGGTACATTCACTATCACGGAGGTAAAGGACGGTTGGGGCAAGCTCAAGAGCGGAGCAGGCTGGATTTATCTTGGAAACCCGTCTTACTGCACCGTACAGGGCGCAGCGGCGACCAACCGCACATACACCGTAAAGGCCGGGGACAGCCTTTGGGCTATCGCAGCAAAGCAGCTCGGCAACGGCAGCAGATACAAAGAGATTAAGAGCCTCAACGGACTTACCAGCGACGTAATCAACGCCGGACAGGTCTTGAAGCTCCCGAACTAAGAGAGGAGGAAACAATCATGCAGGAGTTTATCACAACACTTCTTACGGCAGTTATTACAGCCGCCGTCCCGGTCATTACCGTTTATGCGGTCAACGCCCTTAAAAAGGCAGGAGCAAATGCAGAGGCCGACACAGAGGACATCAAAGTAAAGGGCTACATCAATGAGATTACGACGGCGGTTGCCGACGCAGTATCGGCCACCAGTCAGACGTATGTTGACGCATTGAAGCAGGCCGGGAAGTTTACGGCGGAGGCACAGAAAGAGGCAGCAAAGAAAGCCCTAAACGCTTGTATCGCCTCCCTCACACCGGCGGCCACAAAGTTTATCGAGAGTGCATACGGAGACCTCAAAGAATACCTTTCCAACAAAATTGAGGCGGAGGTACGCGAGCAGAAGCTCTCAACCGGCATTCCTATCACTTCGGTTATGGAAAGCACCACGGACACAACGGCGGTAGCAGCTTCTACGGCAGCAGCAACCGCAGCCTCAGTCATTCAGACGGCCATTAGCCAGATTGACGCAGAGGCGAAAGCACCGGCAGCAGAGTGACGGTGTAAATATCGGGAATTTGTGAATTTATGATTTATGTTCTCCGGCGTGATATGCCACCAAAGCGTCGAGAAAGCCCCTCTCATGGAGAAATCTGTGGGAGGGGCTTTATTTTTTTGCCCTTTTACAGCATATCAGTTAAAAGTCCACAATTTCGGAACCTAAAATACAGCATAGTCAACAAATGTCCCATTTTGGGGTATTATTTCTCTGATTTGGTTGACTTTGCCCCATATAGGGGCTATAATGAGGTCACAGTCAAGGAAATAACAAAGACAATTACCCAAAACGGGTCACGGAGGTATAGGAATATGGCAGCAACAAAAGAGCAGGAACGCAAGGCATTGGCAAGAATTAAGAAAATCGTCGAGGAACTGGGCGAGGATAGTTATATCGGAATGGCCTTTGATGGTTGTTTCGAGGTAGCAGAGGAGAACATCGAGAATGACTTTGCTTGCAGCATGAAGCAGAGAGCGGAACATGCTGAAATGGAAGCCGGAAAGTACAAGAAAATGTACGAGGACACCGCAGCAGATTTCGAGGCAGCAGAGGCAACTATCGCAGGACTTGAGCAGAAAGTTCTCTCAACAGCAGAGGGCGGAGCAATCAAGGCAATCCTTTATCATTACCAGACAGAGGCCGCAAGACTGGCTGACGAATCAGCTCAGAGAATTGTAGAGCTTGCCGACAGCCCGGACACACCGGAGTTTAGACAGGCAGTGCAGGATAACCGAAATAGCAAGAAACGCATGGAAGATAGCAAAGCACTTATTCAGAGAGTTCTTGACATTATGGTTTAAATTTTACCCTTAAATGGCCCAAAATGGGTCATAAAACAAGCGAGACGGGGCGCAGATACCCCGGCAGGAGGCAAAATGATAACAGAAGAACAGGCAAGAGCGCAGGGAGCCGATGATATTGATATTTTCTTAGGTATTTGCAATGAGGAAATCATTCCGTCAAGTAAGCCATCTCGCCTTGAACAGCTTCACGGAAAAATTGTTGGCACACGAACAGAACCGTATCACGACGTGACAGTATATGAGGACGGTTACGAGGATTGGTTCTACATCGGAGAATAGGAGGCAAAACATGAGATATTACAGCATTATGCGCCCGGTAATGCCGGGCAGCTACCCGAAAAAGGCAGCAGCACAGGAGATTGAGAACTTCGACGAGAAAACATTCTGCGAGGAGATTGGCCGGGAGGCATGGGGCTACATCGACTACTCGGAGGAGCTTACAGAGAGCGAGGCTGCAGACTATGAGCTGGTTCCGGCAAAGGAGAACAAAGAGGAAATCACAAATAAAATCGACGCTCTGTTTGAGGAGCTTGTACCGGCCTCCGGGAAAGCAGATACCGTCGCCGGAGAAATTATCAGAGCGGTTTGCAGGATTGGCTATCGCTGGTTCAATGACGGAGACATGGTCGGCGTTGGATATGGAAAAGAGACCTGCAACCCGGCAGCGAGATACCTTGCGGAGAAAGCCGGAAGCAGGGTTGAGAGGGCTATATCGGATATGTGGGGAGATTTCCTCCCGGATGACATTTACGAGAAGCGATTACAGACCCTTAATGTGGAAGTCTTGGCGTTCCTTGATTTACACCCGGAGCTGAAAGGACAGCCGAATAGCGAGGATATGTGGGACTATAAGGACGAGGCAGAGGACGTAGACGACGACTACGAGGACGACGAGGAAGAATATGAGGAGGAAGATTACGAGGACGAGGAGGACTGGTAATCACTCCCTTAGATACAAATTTTCAAAATGGAGGACAAAAAACAATGAGCGAAAGAAAATATTTCCCTATCAATGAGAGCAGCGCAAGAACGGCGCACAACATGATGTCTATGAGAGACTATTCCGAGGGCAGCACCACAAGC